TGATCCGAACCGCCAAGCCAATAGATCGAACGGTATTGCCTCGGATCATAGTGGCTTGATCTAAAACCTCCTGCCTAGTGACAGGGTGTCCGCTGATCTTGAATGTTCTACCTTCTGACATGATCCGGTCCTTTTTATCTAATGAGCCAAACAGCAATTGCTGCCGCGACTAGTGCTGATGGAATTGCAACTGCAAGCATTGGAATAAATGCAGCCAATCCAGCTTCGTTCCACCATCGCAAATAATCCATGAGCCGGATCAATCCGTAGAATGTAACCACGGCAACCGACATTGCGATAAAAGCTATTCCAGCGGCTTCAAGCATATCAAGTGTCCTTTCAGTTCTGCAAGGGTGGTGCGGGCATCAGTTTCGTATCCGTTCATACCGTGTACCCTTTCAGTCTGTCTGCGTCTCTTCGTAAAAAGCATCAAGCAACGCTGAGAGAGCTAACTCGCACACGTTCACGTTAGACATTGCTGATTGAGCTATGATCCAGTTACGAAACTGCGGATTGGCTTCTGCTGTATGCAACATGGCCATTGGCATACTCCCGTAGTTGATGCCTCGGTAGGGCGCTCTGCGCGCGGCGGGGTTTCTTTGGTTTGTTAAACCTAAATCCCGTGCCTTGTGTATAACACGACTTACCTGCGAAGCGCTTATGCCCAGCTCCTTGCCGATCTCTGTCAGCGTCAAACGCTCACTGCCCGCAAGGAAGTATAACGGCTTGATCGCAGCCCAGCGCTGTTCGAATGTCTTTTTCATGTTTGTTCTTTCTTCAAGTCTTCCAGCAACATTACGCGCTGGCGAGGGCAGCAAGCACTGCGTGGAGGTATCCGTGATCTGGGCCGTGTTTTTCGACCCATGAGCGCTTTCCGTTGTGTATGGCTTCGGGACCGTTTTGGTGGTGCGCTTTACACAAAGGGATAACGTCGAAATCGCTCGCTTTGTTTGTTCCATATCTGTTGCAGATGACGTGGTGTGCATCTGATGGGCCAGGTTTGCGGCAGATGACGCAAGGAAGCATTTTGACACGTTGCAAATGTTCCTTTGCAGCCTTCGTTCCGCGTTCTGGTTTTGGCTTTTTCAGGCCCATTGGCCCCTTGCCAGTGAGGCTCATGGCAGGTATTTCTCCCAGCGATGCGCTTCCTTGGTCAGTTTCTGAGCATGGTCATACAAATCAGTCACCCGCTGCTTGTTACGTCGCGCGCGTTTGATGGCTTCCTCCGTCCTGTCGCGCTCTTCTTTGATCCTTTTCAGTTCCTTTTTGGCCTTGGGGCGCATCACGAATTTCCACATTGTTCTTCCTCCTAAATTCCAAGTGCTGATTTATACAGTTTGACCAGAGCCTGTTCTTCTGCCAAATCATCCGCATCACGCTTCCTGTCCGAAATAATCTTGCGCAGCGCTTTGACGTTGAAGCCGTTGCCTTTGGCCTCAGACATGATTTCTTTCTGTCCCTGAATTACATCCTGCTTTTCAGCCTCAAGGCGCTCAAAGCGTTCGATGTATGCGCGGATCTGGTCCGCTGCTGCTTTGTGGGCATTGTCACCCATTTCCTCAAAGTCTTCGTCTTTCTTGAACATGCTTTTACTCCACATGCGCCCATCTTAGGCGACTTCTGATTTTTGATATTCCGTGTTTTGACATGTTATATTTTTGCATCAGTGGCGCTAAGTCTGGCGGCGCTGATCTGATATATCTAACGTCATCTTCTGTTAGGTTTGTCTTTCCGTTTCGTTCTCCGATGTTGTTTGTCCCATGACGCTTTTTGTCGTGCATGTTTTCTTTGTGAGTTTTCCACTTGAGGTGATTTGGATTTACACATGCTGGATTTCCGCATTTGTGTGCAGCATGTTTCTTCTGTCCCACTGGTTCACCATGAGCCAAAATGCACATCCATCTAGATGCTGTTTTTTGCTTTCCATTTATTACTGCCAGCCCATAACCTGTGTTGTTTGTTCTGTATGGCCAAATCAAACATTCATCAGATTGCAGACCGACATTACAACGCAAGAATTTTTCACTTGAACCTTTTGGTGCTATTTTCTTACCCATCGCAGAACTCCTGTTCATATTTAAGAGCCTCTGGGTCAGTCAATCTAACGCCTTGAACTGACCAATAAAGCTGCATCTGTTCCATAAATTCCGTCATTTGCATGACGTTCATCAGTCGAGTTACTGGAAGATCAAATGCCTTTATCGCTTCAAGTTTTTGTTCGTAAGGCAAATGCTTCAGAACCCGATCGTAGGACAGCTTAAACGCTTCATTCTGAGCGCGCAAGATTGGAACTCCAAAACGCAATTTGCATTCTGCGCGCACATCTTCATGTGTTTGATCTCCAAGCTGAACTGCAATGTCTGTGAACCACCTTTGTGCCAGCCTATTTTGCGCCTTAGATCGCGGTGCGCCTTGCGTCCATGTCACAGTAATTGGCAACTTTCGATCACGCAGCATGTTAGCAAGTGCATCAACATGCTGCGGTTCTCTGATTATCTTGGTCGGCATCAGCCCGCACCCTGCTGCGTCCAGTGCGAGGTCATTACTGAACGAACCAGATCGCGTGGCAGGTCCAGTTCGATCGCAGTCTTGTCCAGCGTCATCGAAGGCATGGCGTTCCATAGACCGCCAGCTTCCTCTTCGATGCGCTCAAAGGTTTCGATGATTTTGTTTTGGTCGACTTGCATCTTATCCTCCAAACTTGTCGCGCAGCTTTTGCAGCTTGTCTTCCATCTCAAGGATAAACAGGCGCACCTCTGTTTCGATTTCTTTGTGGCGCTCTTCGTCCGCCCAGACGCGCTGCATCCAGAAGTTCATGTCACCAGGCAGGCGCGGGTCAAAGCTGACGAAATCGCACCATTCGCGCTGACAGCACATCATCTGCACCTGCATCTGCGTGACATACTTCGCAGGCACCTTTTCTGACAGCAGCGTGTCGATGTGCGTGGCACTGTTGGGGCACTTGATCTCAACCAGCCCATCAGCGCCCACAAGGCCGTCTGGAGACGCGCCAAACCCTGTTATGGTAGGATGTGTAACGAAACCATCTTCTAACACGTCCTCGCCTGTCATAAGCTCATACGCGGCTCGCGCTTGTGGCTCTGTATCTGTTCCCCATTGCATGGCGGCTGAAGAAAACCCTTGCGTTGGTGCCGAAGTAAGCCGCTCTGTAATTAGTTGAGCCATGTAGTTTGATCGCCCCGCGCCGTATCCGCTTTTGGTCTTTGCCATAACGTCAGCGGTGCGGGATGCTGTTACACACCCCAGACGCGCTGCGAACCATTCATCAGTCCGCTGTTCCATTGTTTTCCTCCTGCGATGCTTTTTTCTTCTTCAGCATTGCGATTGCATCTGCTGCTTGCTTGGCGTTCATCTGTGTGAGTTCATCAACCTTCCAGTATGCGCAGAACTTTACTTCGTCTGTCTCTGTATCAAAGATTAAGTCGTTCATCTCTTGGAACTGATCGGCACTAATTGGCTTCGGTGGCTCTACTTTTGGAGCAGCCTTTGCGGCAGCGTTGCCATCATCATCTTCAGGAGCGATGCCAGCCATTGCCATGAGGCCGTAGCGTCGAGCATATGTAACCGCAGAGCCATAACCCTGCATGTCGTTCTTACCGACGATCAGAGGCACACGGCACGAAAGCTGTTCGCCGCTTTCACCGTGGATCATGATGGTTTCTACAAAGCGGCCAGTATCATCTTCGCCTGTCGGCTGGATCACAGCAATGCCGCGTTCGTTAAGCGCTGGCAGGCAGGCATCCATGACGCTGCCAAGATCTGCATACTTGCTGCGGAAATGCGGGTTGTTGGCCTGCTTGAGTGCCTTGCCCATGTTAATCTGCGCTGATGCGAGTGCTGTTGCGATGCTTTTCATTTTAGTATCCTAACCCGTGTCCGATAATGAGGAAGGCATAGCCTCCGCCGAAGATTGCGATGACCCCGATCAGGTCTGTGATTACGTCTCTGATGCGCATAGTTTCCTCCTTATGCGTAGTGCATTGCTTGGCGAATGTCTGACAGGCGCTTGGTATCTGCGCTGCTGTGACGATCGATGTTTTCAATGTCGTTTGCCATTGCACGAAGGCGATCTGCGCCCAGCTTTGCAAGTTCCTTGATGTTCGCCATCTGGCCGCGAACGCTGATTTGCACGCTGACTTCCATTTTGGCTGTCCACCAAGCCAGCTTCATGGCTTCACTAATTGGCTTTTTGACGCCAGACTTCTTGAAGCGATTTACGATCGCCCAGGCTTCGGTCATGATCCATGCGCGGTTGGCGATGATCTTGCCGTTCTGTTCTTTCCATTTAAGCATGTGTTTTCCTCCGTCAGTAATTAATTTCTAAATGCGCGGATCAGCATATGCAAGAAAAAGTTTGCATTGTGTAAAAGTTTTTTCTAGTTATGCTGTCAGTATAAAATGGAGGAAGATATGGATAAGGCTAAAGCAGTGATGCTGTTTGACGATTGGTTCAAGTCGCAGGGCATCAAAAAGAGCTGGTTTGCGCAGCAGCTTGGCGTTGATAGCGCATCGATCTCGCGGTGGCTGTCTGGCAAGGTGAAGCCACACAACGCTGTTCGCAAGCGCATCGAAGAACTAACTGACGGTGCCGTGCCGATGGAGGATTGGAAATGAAAATGCAGCCCAAGTTCTTCCGCAAGCCTTCGCGCAACAAATACGGTGCGAAGAAAACGGTTGTGGGCGACATCAAGTTTGACAGCAAGAAAGAGGCTGCGCGCTGGATGGATTTGCAGCTTTTGGAGCGCGCAGGCGAGATCAGCGATCTAAAGCGCCAAGTGAAGGTCGAATTGATGGGCCAGCACAGGCCGCTTTACACGCGCACGGGGCGCAAGATGAAGCTGACATTTGATTTTACCTACATCGAAGATGGCGTTTTAACCTATGAAGACGTGAAAGGTATGCCAACACGGGATTATGAGGTGCGGGTCGCTGTGGCTCGTGCAATGGGATTGGAGGTTAAAGAAACATGAAGCAGGATATTTTGATCTACTTGTTTGGGGTTGAAGCTGCGTCTGCTGGTGAGGTGTCTCAAATGACTGGTCATCACCCGCGCGAAGTGCAGGATCTGCTGATCCAAATGGATGATGACGGTGATGTTCTGATGAAGAATGGCGTCTATCGCCTCAGTGAAGTGTCGCGTCTTCGCGCGTTAAAACGCTTTGACGATGGGACGATCTGATGTAAAAAGTCGGGACGGGGAGCGTGTCCAAGCGCTCAACCCGTCCCAGTAATGCCTGCTGTCAGGGAGGATGACAGTGAAGGCGAAACGCATAGACGGATGCGTTGACCTGAATATAGTTCGGGATCGACGTTTCCACAACAGAAAAGGAAATGTCGATGAGCCACTACATGACAGCGCTCGCAATGAAGCAAAAGGGGCTGAAGCCAGCCGCGAAGATTGTGCTTTATTGGTTGGCGGATCACCACAATGGCGAAACTGGAATGTGTTTTCCTAGTTTAAAAACGCTCGCTAATGAATGCGAGATGGATGTGGCTACGGTGAAGCGACACCTCATAAGCCTTGAAAACTGCGGGCTGATCGAGCGCAATAGAAGACAGCGCGAAAACGGTTCTCAAACAAGCACCCAATACATCCTGTGCCTTACTGAACCCCTAGCGCAAAATGCGCCACCCCCTAGCGCAAAATGCGCCACCCCCCTGGCGCAAAAACATACCCCCCATAACCTTGGAAATAATAACCTTGGAAAAAAACCTTTATATAATAACGATCATTTTGAGGATTTCTGGGCTGCTTATCCAAGAAAAGTTGGAAAGGGAAACGCTCGAAAGGCGTTTGCAAAGGCCTTGAAAAACTCAAGCGTTGAAGAAATCTCATCTGGCCTCAACAGGCAGATCGAAGCTCTATCAAGCAAAGAACAGCAATTTATTCCACATGCAGCAACGTGGCTAAACGGGGAGAGATGGAATGACGAACCTGATACCAATTCAAATGGAAACACTTCCAACGCACGCAACACCAGATCAGGTGGAGGACATAACGCGCTCATGGCGGGATTTGCTTCATACGCCGCTGGCTTCGAAGATTGAGCGTGACGCGCTCGAAGAGGCGATGAACAAACTCTATACGCCTGCGCCGGCGAAGTGGATCACTGGACGCATCGCTTCATTGCTTGCCCAGTATTTCCAGGGAGACATCTCCGAAGGCATGATGAAGTCGATCGCAGATGATTGGTATCACGAACTGAAAGACTTCCCTGCTTGGTCGATCGCCAAGGCTGTTCGCTGGTGGATCGGCAAAGACAATCCAGATCGCCGCAAGAAGCCCATGACAGGCGACATCGCAGAGCGGGCCCAGAAAGAACTTGGACCGCTGATAGTTGCACGCGCAGCGATCAACCGCTTCGACAGAGGTCACGTTCCGCTGATTGCATCGCAGCCCAGAGAGCGGATCAGCAAAGAGCGCGCAGATGAAATCATGGCTCAAGCTGGCTTTTCTGTGAAGAAATTTGGCGGAAGTGATAAATAAAATGTGCAAAGTGCAAATTAAACCTTGCATATGGTGTTGTGTGGAGATAATTTAATCTCAACAACCAAGGAGAACGACAATGACACTTTATGGATTAGAAAATGGATACAACTGGGGATGGGATTGGTTTGCCACCCTTGATGAGGCCCGAGATGCTTGGAAGCATAATCGGAAGACTTACGGCCACAATGACGAGCCTTGGATACTGACATCTGAACAGGTCAAAGCGCGTAATCTGTAAAACCAACGGGGGCTTCGGCCCCATAAAACTTACGGAGGAAAACATGGGTTATATTATTGGCATACCGCTCTTCTTAGCATGGCTGACACACGTCATCACATGCTTGGCTGCTGGTGCATGGGGATACTTGATTGCAGGGGCGCTGCTGTTCCCGATCGCTGTCATCCACGGCATCATGCTCTGGTTTGGCGCTGGTATGGTATGAATTGCGCTGGGCTGACAGATGAAGTTGTTCGCAGCATCATCAAAGACCTGTCAGAAGGTTACGGTGTTGAGGACATTGGTCATCGCGGCCCAGCAACAGAAGAACAAGCGAGACACGTTGTTGATTTTATGCGCAAGCACGGGATGATCGACAAGTTCTATCGCAAAGCAAAACGGAAGTGGAAAAGACAATGCAAGTGACAATGATAGCGGGAAACGTAGGCAAGGACGCTGTTCTGCGCCGCACACAGGGCGGTGACGCCGTTCTGGGTTTCTCAGTGGCTGTAGACAACGGCAAGGACAAGAACGGCAACAAGCGCGACAGCACATGGTATTCGTGTTCGATCTGGGGCAAGCGCGCAGAAAGCCTTGAGAACTACATCAAGAAAGGCACGAAGCTGACGCTCACAGGGCGCGCTGGTGTTGATGTTTACGAGGGTCGCGGATCGCTGACGCTGAACGTAAACGAACTGACGTTCCAAGGTGGTGGTCAGCAGGGCCAACAGCGTGGCTATGATGCTCCGCCTGTAAACGATGATCTAGGGGGCGAAATACCCTTTTGAGGCCGTGGCGTGAGGGTGATCCAGTCGGTGCAGGTGAGGTTTATCTGCCCGACAGCAAGACCAAGCAGGCATACACAAACGCCTGCAAGGATCAGTGGATAGAAAGCGCTGCACGGCACGTTCTCAGCCTGCCAAGTCTCGAACAGCGCCGCGCCTTCATAGCAAAGCATCCAGCAAAAGAAGATCTAAAGCACAGGGTCCGTGAACTCTGGGAGGAAAACAAATGAAACAGATTAAGGGGAGAGACAGATGAGTGATATACCAGCAGCGCGCGCACATCTTGAAGCCATGCGAAACAAAATGGAAGCTGCGCACCTAGATTACTACGTTGAACATATTGACCATGTTCTAAGCCTGATGGTTCGAAAGAAATACAAAAAGCGCACATCTCGACAATCGGCAACGATGACGCCAGAACTAATTGATGAAATTCGAAATTATGCAATCGGTCATCCAAATCTCAGCGTTCATCGCATAGCAAACCATTTCAACGTAAACCAAGGGCGCGTCTCTGAAGCACTGGCGGAAATAGAATGATTATCAACGGACGAAAGCTATACGACACCCGCCCGCTCACCCCAATGGCAGACATGAAGCTGAAAGAGCATGGTGTCAGCTATGGATTGTCAGAAGCTGGATATGATCTGCGCATCAAGCAAACAGTCACACTTCACCCATTCAAGCGCTTCGCTCTGGCCAGCACGATCGAAAAGTTTGACATGCCACAGGATCTAGTCGCTGTCGTTCACGACAAAAGCACATGGGCGCGCAAAGGTCTGTCAGTCTTCAACACTGTGATCGAACCAGACTGGCGCGGATGGCTCACGCTCGAACTGGTTTACTATGGATGGAAACCGCTTCGCATCCCAGCAGGTGCAGGCATCGCACAGGCTATCTTTCACCGCATAGAAGAACCCGCATCATACGGGAACGGCAAGTATCAAAATCAAGAAGATCAACCAGTAGGGGCAAGGCAATGAACAGGGTTTCAATACTTGAGGACGCCAGTGAATGTGTAAGCGTAGATCGGGCAGCAACTCACGGTGACATCGAGGACAGCTTCGCAAGCATAGCGGCAATCTGGGGCGCTCGATTAGGCGTAATAATCAGACCAGATCAAGTCGCAATTATGCTCATTGATCTGAAGACAGTGAGAGCATGGGGCAACCCATATCATTGCGATAATTGGATAGACATGGCTGGATATGCTGCTTGTGGCGGGGAGGTTGCCACAAAAGATTGAACTTGTGTCAAATTCCCTTTATACTTTCTGCACCAGCGTGGCGTTCGGAAAACTTGCAATGATGCAGGCCCGAAAGGAAGCCATCACGCTGGCATCTAAGCAGCCTCCTGCTTTACGGAGAGACAAATGAAGCCAGAATATAAGACCGTTACGGTGGACAAGCTGATGGCTGGTGCTTCGATTAACTTGATGCAAGGCGACTGCTTGGAGCGCATGAAGGAAATACCAGACGGCTCGGTTGATCTAACAGTGACCAGCCCGCCCTATGACAACCTCCGCACATACAATGGGAACAACGAGCAGTGGGGAGAGCATGTCTGGCGTGAAGTCATTCAGAGCCTGCATCGCGTCACGGCTGATGGCGGCGTTGTCGTCTGGGTTGTGGGAGACGCCACAATCAATGGCAGCGAGACAGGCACATCGTTCAAGCAGGCACTGCACGCAATGGAGTGCGGCTTCAGATTGCACGATACGATGATTTATGAAAAAGGCGGCCAAGGCGGTGCAAAAGGCAGCAATTACGCATATTGGAACGGTTTTGAATATATGTTTGTTTTTAGCAAGGGTCGTCCAAAACATTTCAACCCCATCAAGGACCGTAAAAACAAAAAAGCAGGAAGGAAAACCACAGTAAGTTCACGAAAAAAGAACGGAGATATGACAAAAAACAGGACTGTTACTGTTTCTGAATTTGGTAAAAGGTTTAATGTTTGGCAGATTAAGAGTGGTGTCAGAAATGCGAAACACCCTGCCGTGTTCCCATATAAACTTGCACAAGACCACATCAAGTCATGGTCAAACGCGGGCGACACGGTTCTAGACCCATTCATGGGCAGCGGCACAACAGGCGTGGCTTCTAAAGACCTTGGGCGCTCGTTCATTGGAATTGAGTTGGATGCGGCGTATTTTAACATTGCAAAGGAGCGGATTTCTTCCAGCAATTGATATAACGCCAAGATTGCTTTATATTTCGGACATGCGACCAGACCGCTTGTCTGAGATATGAGGTGTAAAATGGCAGCGAAGAAGAAAGTTGGAAGACCGACAAAATACGAACCCAAGATGTGCGAGATCGTAATTAACTGCGGCAAAGAGGGAATGAGCAAATGCGAAATGGCTCTGGAACTTGATATTGCATACGACACTTTCGACAGATGGCAGAACCAAAACAAAAAGTTTTCGGAGGCCGTAAAGGAAGCAATGCGTCACTCGCAGGCATGGTGGGAACGAAATGGCCGCATGGCTACGTTTGGTGGGATCGATGGCTTCAACGCAACCAGTTACATCTTCAACATGAAAAACAGGTTCCGCGACGATTGGAACGACACGATGAAAAATGAACACTCAGGACCAGATGGCGGTCCCATCGTGCAGAAGATCGAGCGGGTGATTGTAGATCCGAAGGAAGCATAATGAACAGACTGGCTGAATTAGCAGAATACGATCGATCAATACCAGGTCTGATCGATGATGATTTCCTCGCTGCTGGTTTCACGCCAGACGAAGTTGCCAAATATCGCGGCACGACCCAGCCATCCAGCCGCATTCCAAGAACAGCTTCAAGGCTGACGCCTGAAGACATCTCCCAAGCAGAGCAAACATACGGCACACTGCAAGCGCCAGATTACACCATGCGCGAAACGTCCACGCAGCGCGTTCAAGATGCATTGATTAACCAAGTTGGCTTAGATCCATATCTTGCTGGACGATACGCACGCGACATCATGGGCGACACAAGCCCGACATCTCAGAACATCCTAGATGGTCTTGGCTTGGCAGATCTCACACCTCTGGGCGCAGTGTTTGGCGTCGAAGAGGGCGCAGGAACCGCTGTCGAGGGCTATCAAGAGGGTGATTATCTCAAGATGGGTTTGGGTGCGGCAGAGGCTGGTCTTGGCGTTGCAGAGGCTTTCCCACTGACGCGACCCATTGCTGAAGGCGCAGGCGTTCTTGCCCGTGAGGTTTACAGCAGCCCATACATGGCTGACGCTATCGGCACGCTGCGTGGCATCCGTGACTTGGACGCTGACTTCCTGCTTGGCCGTGGTGATCCAGCAATGGCTCAAGGCGTTGGCGCTGATGTTGTTGGCGGCGGTCCTGCGAAAAGCATTGATGACCAAATTGCTGAACTTGATATTGAGGTCGCAGCTTTGCGCCAGAATGTCTTGGACAATCCAACTGACACGGCTGCGTTCAATGAATACAAGAGCGTCCAGCGAATGCGCAATGATCTAAAGGATCAGCGTGCAGTATCGCGCGCAGAAGGCAGGGATTTGTCGCAAGCGGTTGAAGAGCCTGCTCGCACAGCAACAGAAGACGAAGGCTTTGAGGCATATCTGGAAACAGTTAATCCTGGAGGCAAGCGTGTTGCAGCGGAAGATCGTCCAAACTTAGCAATGGGCGACATGTATGGGATGTTGCCGCGCAATTCTGAGGTTGTTGGTTCTCAAGGCGACACGACTTTCTACAGGGGTTCTGATGGGAATTACTACGCCACTGCGTTCAATCCTGACGTTGGCGAAGAAGATGTTGTTGGATACATCACAGATCGAGGTGACGGCACTGAACTTGCTGTTGTTCAAGAACTGCAAGGCCAAGGCATTGGCGGCGAACTTCAATACCTGTTCCGCAAAGAAAACCCTGACGCGCCCACTGGCGGTTTGACGGAAGCTGGCGAGGCTTCATTGCGCAAGACCTATCAGCGATTGGCTGACGAAGGCGTTGTTGGTGCTGATGTTGTTGGCGATCGATCGTTTGATGTAACGCGCAAAGATGCTTCAGGCATTTTCGGTCAAGGGACTGAGCGTGTGCGCTACACTGATCCAGCAAGCGGCGGCACAATGGAAGTTGTTGTGCGACCTGATGGCAGCGCATCTGTTCTGGAACTTGAGGTGCCCGAAGAGTTCCGTGGTCAGGGCATTGGTCAAAGCCTACAGGATAAAGTTATGCAGGACTTCCCAATGATGGGTGGTCAGGTGTCATCGAAGGCTGCTGCAACGACTGCTTATCGTCTTGGTCGCCGCCCTGCTGGAAAGCCAAACGCCACGCTCGAAGAAGTGTTCGCTGACATTGACGAAATGTCTTCCGTGAACATGATTTCGCCGCAGATGCAGTCAAGATTTGGTGGTGCCTCTGCGCCAGATATAGCAGAAGGCTCTTCTGGCATTAAGTTGTTTCAAGGCTCCCCTCATAACTTCGCGGCAGAACGCCTTGTCCGTTATCAGGATGGCACAACTGAATACATTGTTGGCGCACCAGATGTTTTGCCTGACGTTCCAGCGGGAGCGGAAGTTGTTGAAGATTTCCCTCTTGGTCGCATGCGATCCGATAAGATCGGAACTGGTGAGGGTGCGCAGGCTTATGGATACGGACTGTATGGCGCTGAAAACGAAGGAATTGCGAGAAGTTATCGTGATGCTTTGAGTAAAGACATTCCGCTCCCAGCTGATGACTACAATGCAAACATATATGATTTGGTTGTCAGAAGAAATATGGGCGAAGATGCGGCCATGAAATTATTTCAAGACATGAAGGAAAATTCGCCAGAGGCATCTGAAAACTTTATGCAGATGGTTCAAGGAAATATTGACGCACTGGAAAGCGGCAGCTGGAAGCAATATCAGCCTCCTGGCAGTATGTATGAAGTCAATGTTAATGCTAGTCCTGAGGAATTTTTAGATTGGGACACTCCATTTAGAGAACTTCCGCAATGGCAGCAGGAAAGCATTGAAAGAATACTTAAGGAAACAGAGAAACCTGCAACGCCACAGCAAATAGAAGAAATCCAAGGATTTTTGGACGAACTAGATTTGCCCAGTGATTATGGGGCGACTTATGACCCGATGGAGAAAATCCATGGTGGTGGCGCATTGGGCAGCATTGAAAGAAATATGCAGCGTTTTCAAGGAAACCCAGCTGAACTTACTTCGCAAAGACTTTTGGAGGAGGGCTTTAAGGGCGTTCGATACCTTGACGCGGGTTCGCGTGGGATGGGCTTTGAGGTGAAGCTGTCACATCGCGGAAAGCCATACGAAACAGAACCAATCCGAGCGCGAAGCCGTAAAGAAGCAAACGCAATCTCTAAGGAATATCAAGACAAAGGTTTTGATACGAATATTGAGCAAGCTGGGTCGCGTAATTATGTTATTTTCGACGATAAGTTAGTAAGCATTGTGAAGAAATACGGCATTGCTGGTGCCGCTGCTTTCCTTGGCGCTAACACAATTGATGTTGAGCAAGCGCTGGCTGACAACATGACACAAGCTGACTTTGAAGACTTGGTGGCTGGACCTGAATGAACCTCCAGATCAAAACACCGCGCTGGGCGCTCCCGATACTGAGTGACCCAGATGCGCGCTACCTTGGTGCTCATGGCGGTCGTGGCTCTGGCAAGTCTCACTTGTTTGCAGAGATGCTGATCGAGCGCAGCATCATGGAGCGTGTGGACGCTGTGTGCGTTCGTGAGGTGCAGAAGTCTCTGGCTCAGTCGGTCAAAAAGCTGCTGGAGAACAAGATCGAAGAACTTGGCGTTGCGCACATGTTCACGATCAAAGAGTTTGAGATCAGATCCGTTCATGGCGGCATCATCATCTTCCAAGGCTTGCAGAACCACACAGCAGACAGCATCAAGTCGCTTGAGGGCTATGACATTGCTTGGGTCGAGGAAGCGCAGAGCCTGAGCCAGTTCTCACTGGATATCTTGCGCCCAACTATTCGTAAGCCAGGTTCTCAGCTATGGTTTACATGGAACCCGCGTTACGACACAGATCCGATTGAGGGATTGCTGCGTGGTCCAAACACCCCAGAGAAAAGCAAGGTTGTTGAGGTAAACTTCGAAGACAACCCGTGGTTCCCTGACGTTCTCAAAGACGAAATGGAATACGACAAGCGCCGCGATCCAGACAAATACATGCACGTTTGGAAAGGCGAGTATGTTCGCAACAGCGAAACGCGGGTGTTTAAAAACTGGACGATTGAAGACTTCGAAGCGCCGCCAGAAGCAATTCACCGTCTTGGCGCTGACTGGGGCTTTGCAACAGACCCGACAGTTGCTGTTCGCAGCCACATCGTTGGCCGTAAGCTGTATATTGACTATGAGGCTTATCAGGTGGGCTGTGAGATTGTTGACACCCCATCGCTGATTATGTCGATCCCAGAGGCTGAGAAATGGCCCATGGTGGCTGACAGCGCGCGCCCTGAGACCATCAGCCATATGCGCAAGAATGGCTTTCCCAAGATACAGCCAGCGGTCAAGGGGCCAAAGTCTGTTGAGGAAGGCGTTGAATGGCTCAAGTCGTTTGACATCATCGTTCACCCGCGCTGCAAGCACACAATCGATGAACTGACGCTTTACAGCTACAAGACAGACAGGGACACTGGTGCTGTTCTTCCCGTCTTGGAAGACAAGGACAATCACGTTATTGACGCTCTGCGATACGCCTGCGAAGGTTCTCGAAGGGCCAATGGTCAAAAGAAGGCAAAAGCCAAGCCAATAGCTAATGTTATGCCTATTGCACGGTGATTGTTTTTTCTGTCAATCTGTCTTATAATACAGGCAAATTTTATTGCGAGGCTATGTCGTGGCAAGAATGACCAAAAAAGAACGTCTGGCAAATGTCCACGAAGAGGCGCTTCTGGAGTTTGACAGCATCCAAGGATCAATGCGTGAAGAGCGTTTGCAGTGCCTTGAGGATCGTCGCTTTTACTCCATTGCTGGCGCGCAGTGGGAAGGCAACCTTGCAGAACAGTTCAACAACAAGCCGCGCTTTGAGGTCAACAAGATCCATCTGAGCGTCATGCGGATCATCAACGAATACCGCAACAACCGCATCACTGTTGATTTTGTCAGCAAGGATGGCGACGAAGACGATAAGCTGGCCGATACTTGTGACAGCCTGTTCCGTGCAGACGAAGAAGACAGCGCCGCAGATGAAGCGTATGACAACGCGTTTGAGGAAGCTGTCGGTGGTGGCTTTGGCGCGTTCCGCCTGCGCTCTGTTTACGAAGACGAATACGATGAAGACAACGACAACCAGCGCATCCGCATAGAGCCGATTTATGACGCTGACAGCACCGTGTTTTTCGATATGGACGCCAAGCGCCAAGACAAGTCAGATGCACGCCTGTGCTACGTTCTGACAGCCATGACGCGCGATGCTTACATTTCTGAGTATGACGATGATCCATCTTCGTGGCCAAAAGAAATCCACCAATATGAATTTGATTGGGCAACGCCTGACATGGTTTATGTTGCGGAGGTCTACCGCGTCGAAGAAGCGTCTGAACTGATCCGCATCTTCCAGACCATCGACGGTGAAGAAGAACGCTACAGCGAGACCGACTTCGATCAGGATGAAAACCTTGAAAAAACACTTGATGCTATTGGCACGATCGAGGTTCGCCAGAAACGCGTTAAGCGCCGCAAGGTTCGTAAATACATCATGTCTGGCTCTGGCATCTTGGATGATGCTGGCTACATCGCAGGCACTGAAATCCCGATTGTTCCTGTTTATGGCAAGCGCTGGTTCATTGATAACGTAGAGCGCTGCATGGGCCACGTTCGTATGGCTAAGGATGCACAGCGCCTGAAGAACATGCAGCTTTCCAAGCTGGGCGAAATCTCTGCGCTTTCCACAGTAGAAAAGCCACTGTTCACACCAGAGCAAGTTGCTGGCTTTGAAATGATGTGGGCAGAAGACAACCTGAAGAACTATCCATATCTTCTGCTGAACACAGTGACTGACGCCAATGGGCAAGAAGTCATGGCCGGTCCGATCGGCTACACCAAGCCGCCTGTTGTTCCGCCTGCGTTGGCTGGTCTGTTGCAGATCACAGAGCAAGACATCTCTGACCTTCTTGGCAACCAAGAAGCTGGCGAAGAAATGCAGTCCAACATTTCTGGCAAGGCTGTTGAGTTGATCCAAAACCGTCTGGACATGCAGTCGTTCATCTACATGAGCAACATGGCCAAGGCGATCAAGCGCGCTGGTGAGATCTGGCTGTCTATGTCTCGCGAAATCATGGTTGAGCCTGGTCGCAAGATGAAGGGCATGGGTTCACAGGGCGAACTGCACCGCATCGAACTGGGCAAGCCTGTTCTGAACCAAGAGACAGGTGAAATCGAATATGAGAACGATCTGAGCCAAGCCAAGTTTGACGTTTCTGTTGAGGTTGGTCCGTCATCGTCTTCTAAGCGTTCTGCAACTGTTCGCTCACTGATGGGCATGATGCAGCTTGCTACTGACCCAGAGACGCAGCAGGTGCTTGGCGCTATGGCCATGATGAACATGGAAGGCGAGGGCATTGGCGAGGTTCGTGGATACTTCCGCAAGAAGCTGATCCGCATGGGTGTTGTTGAGCCTACAGATCAAGAGAACGAAGAACTGATGGCTGAACTTCAGCAGCTTCAGGGTCAGCCTGATCCACAGTCCATGTATCTGGAAGCGGAGGCTGCGAAGTCTCAGGCACAGGCACAGAAGGCTATGGCAGATGTAGAATACACGGCAGCGCGAACAGAAGAGACGCGCGCCAAGACGATCGAAACGCTTGCTGGCATTGAACAGAAAGAGCGCTCGAACGTAGTAGACACAGCCCAGAAGCTACAAAACGTAGTTACTGGGCCAGGAATGCGTCAGCCGCCCAGACGCACATAAAAGATGGGTGAGAATTGAACGAGGATCTAATGCAGATTGAAAAGGCAGAAATAGACGATGACTTTGACTTTCAGGAAACTGAAGCGGAGGAGCCAGAATTTGAACTTGAAGATGAGCCAGAAGTAGAAGCTGAAGAGGCTGAACTTGATGGCGAAGTTGAAGAGGACGAGCCTTCTGAGGCTGAAGCTGAAGACGAAGCTGATGTTGTTGTCACTATTGATGGGGAAGCGCCTGACCCTGAAGATGAGGAAGAAGCCCGCGCGCCTGAATGGGTCCGCGATCTTCGCAAGCAGTATCGTGAGGAAAAGAAACGCGCCAAGGAGTTGGAGCAGAAGCTAGAGAGAATGGAGCAAGGGCAAGCGCCTGCGCGTCAGCCTCTAGGTCAAAAGCCAACGCTCGAAAGCGCGGATTACGACACCGACCGATATGAGACGGAACTTGCGTCGTGGTATGAAAAGAAGCGACAGCATGACGAACAGCAGGCCAACATTCAGGCTAAACAGCAATCTGTGCAGAAGGAATGGGAAGGCAAGTTGGAGAGTTATCACTCTTCCAAAGCTGATCTTAAAGTCAGAGACTATGAGACAGCAGAGGATGTGGTGCAGGACACTCTCAGCGTGATGCAGCAAGGCATGATTGTTCAGGGTGCGGAGAACCCCGCTCTTGTCGTTTATGCTTTGGGCAAGAACCCGAAGAAAGCGAAGGAACTTTCCTCAATTGTAGATCCCGTGAAGTTCGCCTTTGCGGTGGCAAAATTGGAGACCAATTTGAAAGTCACAAAACGCAAGGCGTCAGCGAAGCCAGAAAAGAAGATCAGCGGCACAGGTCGCCCTTCTGGATCGGTAGACAACACCCTTGAACGTCTGAGAGCCGAAGCCGAAAGAACTGGAGACTATTCTAAGGTTTTCCAGTATAAGAAGCAGAAGCGATCAGCTTAAACTTAATGGAGTAGAAAATGGCTAACTCATTTTCAAAAGAAGAACGCGTAGCGTTTGAAGACATCCTTGCAGGCTTTAACGATGCACTTGTGCTTTCGTCTTTGGTCAGCAAATACAACACGAACGGCTCTGAAATGGAGCGTTCGTCTGACACCATCTCGCGTCCAATGCCTTACATTGCGCAATCTTACGATGGTTCAGATGCAACATCTAACTTCGGTGACAACACTCAGTTGTCTGTTCCCGCAACTATTGGCTACCAGAAGCACAGCACAGCGCTTTTGACTGCCAAAGAACTGCGTGACCAGCTGCAAGAGAACCGTCTTGGTTCCTCTGCTGCACAGAAGTTGGCGTCTGACATCAACGTGGCGACACTGACTGTTGCGTCTAACCAAGGCACAATCGTTTCTAAGCGCACCACTGCTGCTGGCGGTTATTCCGACATCGCAGAAGCTGATGCTCTGATGAACGAGCAAGGCGTCATGATGGACGGTCGTAACTTTGCGCTTTCCAGCCGTGACTATAACGGCATGGCGGGTGACTTGGCTGCACGTCAGACAATGAACGAAATGCCAACTGAAGCATATCGTCGTTCGTATGTTGGTGAAGTGGCTGGTTTCCAGACATTCAAGATGGACTATGCAAACCGCCTCACAGCGGCTGCTGGCACAACTGTGACTGTCAACGGTGCAAACCAGTATCACACACCTGCTGCAACATCGACTGCTGCGACTGGTGAGGTTTCTAACGTAGACAACCGCACACAGTCTCTGATCGTTGCTGTTGGTTCAGGCACAGTCAAAGTTGGTGACGCGTTCACCATCGCTGGCGTAAACGCTGTTCACCACATCACCAAGCAAGACACAGGTCAGCTCAAGACGTTCCGCGTCACAGGCATCGTATCTGGTTCTGGTGGTTCAGGCACAATCACAATCAGCCCTGCGATCGTTTCTAACGGTGGCTCGACTGATGCAGAAGCACAGTATCAGAACGTGACTGCAACGCCTGCTGATGGCGCGGCGATCACATTCCTGAACACTGCTGACGCTGCTGTGAACTGCTTCTGGCACCGTGATGCGATCGAACTGCTTCCAGCTTCGCTCGCAGTTCCAACAGATGCTGGTGCTGACATCATGCGCGCAACAACCGATCAGGGTGTTGAGTTGGTCATGCAGAAACAGTTCGACATCAACACACAGAAAACAAAGTATCGTTGGGATACACTGTTTGGTGTGGCGCTGCTTCAGCCTGAAATGGCTGGCATCATGCTGTTCTCGCAGACTTAATGATCTTTGGGTGGGGCTTCGGTCCCACCCTACTCTTTATAGGAGCAAAAAGATGGGTGAACCACGCAGTGTAAAATGCCCGAAGTGCGGTACAGTTCACACCCTCTTACACGGCAATAAGTTTATGTGCTGCCGGGCAATGCACGACATGAAAGAACACGAAGTAGGGGAGTTGAAGGCATGATCGATTTTCTGCGAGACTTATATCATGCGCGCGAGGGCGCGAGGTTCCTGATTGTGTTCGTGTGCTTTGTTATCTGGTGGGTCAGCGCAATCGCGCAGTCCGTCCAGCCCATTTGAAGGAGGCTCACATGAGCGTTATGCTTTATAAACACCCAGGCAAGCACCAGATCCACGGTGACAGCTTTGACTACATCGTTGTTGAAGAAGGTGAAGTTGCTGCGAAGGTGAAAGAGGGCTGGGCCAAGTCAACGGACGAAGCCAAGGCACCCAAGAAGCCCGCAAAGAAACCTGCGGCAAAGCGCAAAGCTAAGGAATAACACATGGCATATACGAAGCGTGATATTGTCGAACAGGCATTCGAAGAAATCGGTCTTGCTTCGTATGTCTTTGATTTGCAGCCGCAGCAGCTTGAGAGCGCATTGCGGCGCTTAGATAACATGATGGCAACGTGGAACGCCAAAGGCATTCGCCTTGGGTATCCGTTGCCTTCTTCGCCTGCTGACAGCGACTTGGATCAAGAGATTGGCGCGCCTGACAGTGCGATTGAGGCCATGTATCTGAACTTGGCCGTTCGCATCTCTGCTGGCTTTGGTAAGACTGTCAGCCCTGAGACGAAAGCCTCTGCAAAGCGCGCATATAACGAGGTGGTTGCAAACGCTGCACTGCCTGTTGAGATGCAGCTTGGCAACGAGACCATCCCTGCTGGCGCTGGTAACAAAGGCTACCGTTATTACAACAACCCGTTCCTGCGAGACCCGCAAGACCCTCTTACCGTTGGTTCTGACGGTATCCTTGATCTGGAGTAAGACATGGCAAACATTAACCAACTTTCATCTGTGAGTTCAGTGCAGGGCGGCGATCAGCTTGCTGTCTGGGCCACAAACAATGGCGACAGCCGCAAGGCATCCGTCACTACCTTGATGGACTATGTGAACGCAAACGTCACAACGGTCACGCAGAACACCCAGTATGCCGCACCAGCTGCGACTGGCTTCAGCGTCACGGTCAACACAGGCAACGTCTGGCTGATCCTGACACCTGTTAGCACATACGCTACTGGAGTTGTTGTGCTGCCCACTGGTGCGTCTGACAAGGACACAGTGACCGTGAACTGCACGCAGATCGTCACGTCCCTCACGGTGTCTTCTGGAGCCACTGTTGTGGGTGCGCCGGCAACACTTGCTGCTAACGATTTCTTCACAATGCGCTATGATGGCGCAACTTCGTCTTGGTATCGCGTAGGATAATTTAATGCAGCTTCCCATTCTCAGCGGTATATTTGCAGACGGATCTCCGAACTTTCGGACATCCTACCCAAAGAACATGATCCCTGTCCCTAAAGGCACGGGGATTTCTGAGGGTTATCTGCGACCTGGCGAGGGGATTGTGGAAGCTGGCACAGGCCCAGGCGTCAACCGTGGCGGCATATACTGGAATAACTACATTTACCGTGTGATGGGAACCAAGCTGGTTTCGATCGCGTCTGACAACACTGTCACTGAGATTGGTGATGTTGGCGGAACGGATCGGGTGACGTTTGACTATGGCTTCACATATCTGGCAATCGCGTCAAACAACAATCTGTTTCTGTATGATGGCACCACGCTGACGCAGGTCACTGACCCCGATCTTGGCACTGTCTTGGACGTTGTTTGGGTCGATGGTTACTACATGACCACAGATGGCGAGTTCTTGGTTGTGACCGATCTTGATGACCCGTTTGCTGTGAACCCGTTGAAGTATGGTTCATCTGAGGCTGACCCAGATCCAGTGAAGGCTTTGCTGAAGCTGCGGAACGAGGTCTATGCACTGAACCGCCACACGATCGAGGTTTTCGACAACGTAGGGTCTACAGGCTTTCCATTTCAGCGCATTTCTGGCGCGCAGATCCAGAAGGGAACAGTTGGCACGCACGCAAACTGCGTCTTCATGGACAACATTGCGTTCTTGGGTGGTGGCTTTAACGAGGCACCATCGATCTACATGGGTGCAAACGGTTCAGCGCAGAAGATTGCCACACGCGAGATCGAAGAAATCTTGCAGGAATACACGGAAGCAGAACTTGCGACCGCGTTTTTGGAAGAACGGGTTGATAAGGCTCACACGTTCCTAATCGTTCACCTGCCACGCCACACGCTTGTGTTTGACGGTGCTGGGTCTCAGGCGACAAGTCAGGCTGTTTGGTTCACGCTTTCATCTACACTGGTCGGTGATGGCATGTGGAACGCCTGCACTTGCATCTGGGCTTATGACCGCTGGAACGTATGCCACCCGACAACAAACCAGTTTGGCTATCTGGATGACACCATTTCGACGCACTGGGGCGAGACGATTGGCTGGGAGTTCGGCACATTGATTGTCTACAACAACGGTCAGGGCGCTATCTTCCATGACATCGAACTGGTCAGCCTGACGGGATCGACAGCGTTTGGCGTAGATCCAACAATTTGGACGCAGTATTCCAACGATGGCGTCACATGGAGCGCTGAAAAGCCAATCCGTGCAGGCAAGACAGGAGAGCGCAACAAGCGTTTGATGTGGTTGCAGCAGGGTCATATGCGGAACATGCGGATGCAGCGCTTCCGTGGCACCTCAGACGCTCATGTGGCTGTCGCAGCATTGGAGGCGCGGGTTGAGCCGCTGGCGTTCTAATGGCAGATCCCAATGTCCCAACACGAAATCAAATTGCGCGCATCGTTGATAATGATCCTGAAATGGTCAAGGCGCTTGAACGCCTTTTCATCGTTTCTGGTAGTGTTACGCCTGGTGAAATTGCGGCGCTAACTGCCTTGATTGAGGCTAACACTGTCTTGATTGATGCTAATACTACATCGATTGATGCTAATACTATCTTGATTGAAAACGCTGCATTTGATGCTGGCGTTGCGCAGAACAAAGCGGAAAGCTATCAGCAGAACTTTCAGAAGCTGGATTACATCGACTTTAACCGCGTTGGTCCGCATGTCGCCTTGGGGCGCAGGATGCAGTGGAACGAAGATGATGGGACTATTGACGTTGGCATGAACGATGAAGTCATGCTGCAAGTCGGTCAGGAGACGCAGTATTACGCCAAGAACGCATCTGGTGGTGACATTCTGAACGGCACGCCAGTCATGTTTACTGGCACACTTGGCGCATCTGGAAAGCTTACGTTCGCAGAGGCTGTTGCTGATGGTTCCCAGCCTGCGCTCTATATGATGGGCGTGGCAACCGAAGACATCCCGAGCAACGGCTTTGGCTATATCACCAGTTTTGGCAAGGTGCGCGGGTTTAATACTAGCGGCACGCCATATGGCGAAACGTGGAACGATGGAGACATCATCTATTTCAGCCCTGCTGCGGCTGGAACATGGACAAACGTCCGCCCTGCTGCGCCAAACCTTGATTTGCCTGTTGCTGTTGTTCTGAACGCTGCGACTGGCGGCTCTGGCGAAATCTTTGTTCGGATGAAGACTGGCGAGACTGTTGACGAACTGCACGATGTGCAAGCGCCTTCGCCTTCGGACGGTGAAATTTTGGAATACGACAGCGGAAACACTCGATGGCAGAACGTGGCTAATCCAGGCCGCACATCGAACACGCTTATTTGGCTGGAGTGCTATTGATGGCTTATAACGACATTACACCAGTTAAACTTGGGCAAGCGGCTATCACTGCAAGCGTTACAACGCTTTACACGGTGCCAGCTTCAACGCGTGCCTTTGTGAAGAACTTGGATATTGTGAACACATCTGCGGGTGCTTTGACGTATCGCATTTACTTTGTGCCTTCGGCTGGCTCTGCTGGCACAGGCAACGCGATATTCTATGACTTCCCAATCGACAGCAAAGAAAACATCCAATGGACAGGCACGCAGATTTTAGACGCTGGTGACACAATCCAGATCGAAGCGTCTGGCACTGGCATCACAATCACAGCAAGCGGGGCAGAAGCAGTATGACCATCACACCCACAGTTCTGATTGAACCCAAGCTGGCTGAAGCCACAAACACCGTGCAATACACTGCGGATGGTGTGAACGCTATCGTGGACAAGTTCACAGTGACCAACAACGGCGTTGCGCCTGCGACCATCACGATCAACGTGGTGACAAACCTTGGCACGGCTGGCGCATCAAACCGCATTGTGAATGCGCGCAACATCGAAGTGGGTGAAACATACACCTGCCCAGAAATGGTGGGGCAAGTCTTGCTTAATGCGGACTACATTTCGACAACAGCAAGCGCTGCAACCACCCTGACCATTCGCGCCTCTGGGCGTGAGATTACGCTCTAGGAGATCGATATGGATGATATGATGATTGAGTTTGGCCTGCCGAAGATGAAGATCGTATCGACAGCTGAGAACAAGAAGAACCGCAAGATGGTTGTGGAAGAGTGGCGTCTAGGACCAGAGAACCCGTCGATCGACCCTAAAGCCAACAAAGAGTATTGGAAAGATCTTGGCAAGGCGCTGGGCTGCGATGAGAAAGAAGCACGCCGCCGCCTCTGCGCAAACTGCGAGTATTTCAAGAATGGCCCTATGAAGCAGGCCATGATGGAAAGCATCCCGCTTGATGATTATGACACAGATGCGGGTGGTCGTGGCTACTGTGTGCGCTTCGACTTCGTGTGCCACAACTTGCGCTCCTGTCAGGCTTGGGAAGAGTGTGACTGATGGACTATCGTGATACAGCATATCGCATCGCCTTGGAGGAAGGCGTCGATCCAGATCTCTTTATTCGCTTGGTGACTGCTGAAAGCGCATTTAATCCAAGTGCGCGTTCGCCTGCTGGTGCTTTTGGTCTTGCGCAACTTATGCCAGGGACTGCGGCTGAATTGGGTGTTGATCCAGAAGATCCTGTCCAAAACCTTCGGGGTGGCGCAAGATACTTGCGTCAGCAGATTGATAGGTTTGGGGACACCTCTTTGGCACTTGCCGCTTACAACGCTGGCCCAGGAAACGTCAGCAAATATGGCGGCATTCCTCCGTTCGAAGAGACGCAAAACTATGTGAACAAAATCATGGGCGGATATTCTGACACAAGAGTTCTTGAGGGACGCCCACAGGCTACTCCGCAAGAGGAAGAGGAGTTTGCGCGTGGTTACGAGCCAAGAGATGCTCTGGCTGATTTCTACGCCATGCAAAGGGAACAGGTTCAGCCGACTGATTTGTATAATCCATACGAGATTGCTCAAAGGTTTCAGTTAAAATGAATGATCTTGCCCTAAACACTGATTTCTGTGATAATGCAGGTGCTGAGACAATGGCCAACCAGCAGGCGGTTCCCCAAGAGGATGGCCCATTGCACATAATTGAGAGAAATGAAGATTTTGCTCCAATCGACTTGGATCTTGTCGAGCAATATCTTTTGTCTCAAGAACAAGCTGAATGCCCTGTCCATCATTACTTTGGACCTGGCGTATGTATCCGTGAGTTGTTTGTTCCTGCTGGGTCTTTGGTTCTGAGCCACAAGCACAGAGAGCAGACGATGAACATTCTGCTTAAAGGCAAAGCCGCAGTTGTCATCAACGATGAGGTCCGCGTCATTGAAGGTCCATATATCTTTGTCAGCGAACCTGGCAGGAAACTTGGATACGCAATCGAAGATGTTGTCTGGCAGAATGTTTTGGCTACTGACGAAACAGATCCAGAAAAAATTGAAGATATGTTCGTTGAAAAGACGGATGCTTGGAAAATCAAGCAAGAAGAAAAGAAGAACGCTGACGCTATAAGCGATGCTGTTCGCAAACACCTTGGAGGGCTTGTCTCATGGCAATGATGGCAACAGCAGTAATTGGGTCAAGCATTATCGGCGGTGCGGTGCAGAGCAGAGCGGCTAGAACTGCCGCTGCCGCACAAACGCAAGCAGCTGAAATGGGCATTGCGGAGCAGCGCAGGCAGTTTGATGAAGCTACCAAGCTGCTTGCACCCTATGTGGATGCTGGTGAAGCTGCACTTGCAGATCTGTCGCCATACGCACAGGCTGGCGTGCCTGCACTTGAGCAGCAAATGGCGCTTGCTGGCGTTTCTGGCCCAGCGGCGCAACGCGAAGCAATATCGGCTATTGAGGGTGGTGCTGAGTATCAATCATTGGTTGGTGCGGGTGAGGAAGCAATCTTACAGAGCGCGGCTGCTACAGGCGGTTTGCGTGGCGGGAACACGCAGGCGGCATTGGCTCAGTTTCGACCGCAAGTTCTTTCGTCGCTTATCAATCAGCAATATAGTCGCTTGGGCGGTCTTACGGCTCTTGGCCAGACCACAAGTCAAAACATCTTTGGTGCAGGTCAGGCGGCTGCTGCGCGTCAAGCTGCGGCTGGTCAGGCAAGTGCCGCAAACATTGGGAACCTATACGGTCAGCAGGGCGCAGCTGCGGCTGGTTCCGCTTTGGCTTCGGGTCAGGCATTTGGCAACGTAATGGGCAGCATTGGCCAATATGCTGGCGGCGTTTCCGCTGGTATTTTGCCCAATCCGTTTGGCGGTGCGCCAATCACCACTGGCGCGCCAATCAGCACTAATGTTGTAAGTGGCTCTATGACCAGTTCCCTAATACCGCCAGCGAGGCCGTTCTAATGGTTAGTCCTATCAATTATTCTATGAACGTCCTGAACCCGATTGAGGGTTATATGCAGGGCTTAAAGTTTGGCGAAGGTATTCTGACGCAGCGTCAGGGCCGTGAACTGGCTCAAAGCCAAGAGGGCCGCGCCCAAGAACAATTTGCGTTGGCCAAGGAAGATCGTGCCAGAGCAATTCAGCAGCAGCAGGCGGCAGCAGCACAGGCTCAAGCGAAGCGTGAGCAAGCAGCACGGGGTCAGCAAGCATTGCTTGAATACTTGGATAAGCAAGAGGCTGGAACGGCCACGGCTTCTGACTTGCGCCGCGCTATGGTTGAGTTCCCCCAAGTTTCTAAGCACTTCCAATCACTTGCAAGTAGTTTCAGTGAAGAACGCGTTAATAACGAAAAGCGTTATCTCCAGCAGATTGCCTTTTCTATTGGTCACGGACATGAAGATGTAGCGAAAAATCTTATCCAAGAACGATTGGATGCGGCAACTGCTTCTGGTGATGATCGAGGTGCGGCAGCGTATAAGTCACAGCTTATAATGCTTGAAGAAGATCCTCTAAGCTTGCAAACAGGAGCGTTCGCTCCATTGCTTGACATCATTTCTTTTGATGAATTCGAAAAATTTTGGAAAATTGCTAACAACAAGGGCGATGTTAAGCAAACGGAAGCGTTCCGCACCACTGATGCACAGCTTCGCGCAGCTGGCATCGTTCCGCGTGGAGAGGGTGGTGATGGCCAATATGAAGAGGCAATGGCTGGAAAAGCTGGTCTCGGTGAAACTGCGCTGGAAGCTGTTTCCCAGATCGGTAAAATTGCTCAAGATGTTGAGAATAAAATTCTTCCGAAATTCGTCTTGGATACTGCAATTCGCATTGAACAAAAGAAGGGTGAAGAAGGTCTGACGCTGCAACAGCAGATCTCGGAAGAGGCACGTCTTCGCGGAGAATACGTCAAGCGCACTGAGGATTTGACATCTGCTTCGCGGAACTATGACTTGATTAATACATCTGCGGCCGATGACAGCGGCGCGGGTGACATTGCATTGGTCACATCGTTTATGAAGATGCTTGATCCAGGTTCCGTTGTTCGTGAGACAGAATTTGCAACTGCCCGTGATACGAGTGGCTTGATGGGTAGATTGAAAGCGGCTGCAACAAAAATTGAAGACGGTCGCTTCTTGTCCCCAGAGCAACGCAAAGACTTTGTGCGCTTGTCTAAGCAGTATCTTGATGCAGCAAAACGTCAACAAGATGCAGTTCGCTCCAGCTTTGCGCAAATCATTGACAACTATGATCTTAATCCTGTGAACGTGTTTGGCGTCGAAGCTGCCACACAGCAACAGACTGCCACTGGTGCAGTTCCACAATCGTTCCTTACAAATCCAGCCGTTATTGCAAACGCTGAGAAATATGGAATTACTCCAGAAGCAATATGGGGCCAAATGAACTCAGAACAGAGGTCCGTTTATGAATGAAGAAGAGCTCGAAGCGCTGGCACAAAAAGCAGCTGGTCTTTCAACTGATGAAATAGAGGCCATTGCAAAGGGCATTGCTGAAGGTGTCCAAGAGCCAAGCCCAATGGATGACTTTGGGCGTCAGCTTGGCTTGACCGGACGTTCCGTGGCGCAAGGCGCTGGAAGTCTTGTTGGCTTGGCTTACGATCCGATTGCAGCCGTTCAAAATAAGTTAATTGGTCCAGAAGGCGTGTTTCCTCTAATGGCCGAAGAAGTCGGCCCGCTTCGTGAGACAATTAAGCAAACTCTTACATCTGCTGGCGTTCCAGAGCCAGAAGGCGCAACAGAGCGCGTTGTGGGCGCGATAGGTGAAGCTATGACCGCTGGTGGCTTGCAGGCAAAACTTGCATCTGCATTAAAGCCATTTTTGACAGGAACATCCCAACAAGTGACAACGCAACTGGCGGCACAACCAGGTCAACAGGTTGCCGGTGCAGCTGGTTCCGGTGGTGCAGCGCAAGCAACTGCTGAACTTGGTGGTGGCATAGCCGCACAGCTGGGCGCTGGGCTTTTAGGAGGCATTGTTGGTGCCCGTGGTGCAGGAACAACCTTTGAGCCCACCCCAGCTGCCGTTCCTGGCGCTGTTCGTGAAGCTGAACAGGCTGGCGTGCGCGTCATGACAACAGATGTTCGCGGTCCTGAGACATTTGCTGGCCGTTGGTTGCAACGCACCGGTGAGATGGTTCCTGTGGCCGGAACCGGTGGCCCGCGCGCTGCACAGCAAGAAGAGCGCATCCAAGCTGTCCGCAATGTTCTGCGTGACTTCGGTGCTGAAGATGCTGCCGGAGCAAGCGATGATGTGATGGCTTCCTTGCTTCGCAAGCGCGGTCAGGATTTAAACAAATACACAGGCATGAAAGAAACTGTCATTGAAGATCTTCGTGACGCTGGTCCGGTTGATGTATCTCGCACCGTTGCTGCGATCGATAGTGAGATTTCGCGACTAAATAATTTGAGATCAGATAAAGTTCGTCCTGTTATTGATGTTCTTGAAGACTGGAAGAACTCAATTCGCGGTGCGCGTGAAGTCACTCTTCCTGATGGCACAACTGAAATGCAGTTTTCTGGTCAAGGTATTCGCAACATCGAGGAACTGCGCAAAATAATTGGAAACGCGTTTGCGAGCGGAGATCTGGCATCTGTTCGTAATACTGGAGAGAAGTCTCTTTCCCGCATATATGCGCCTCTACGCGAAGACCTAGAGGCATTTGTGCAGGCAAATGGCAATCGCGGTGACTTGAACAAATTTAAGATTGCAAACCGCAGGCTTTCTGAACTTGCCGGTGAATTGCAAAACACAACCTTGCGCAATGCCTTGAAGAAGGGCGATATGACGCCTGAGACAATCCGCAATATGTTGTTTAGCCAGAAGCCAAGCGATGTGAAAACACTGTATCGGAACTTGGATGCGAAAGGGAAACGCAATGCACGCACAGCCGTTCTGCATGAGGCTTTGAAGAAAGCTGGCGGTGACATTGAAGATGTAAGCCCTGATCGCTTTAAGCAGGCTCTAAAAAAACTGGGGACACAAGTTGGCGTATTATTTAGCGGCGATGATCTTCGCGCTGTTGAGGGTCTTGCGCGCACCTTGAAAATGACAGAACGCGCTGGGCAGGCTGCTGTTGCGCCGCCAACTGGCGTTCAGGCGGCACCGGCTATTGGCGCTGCGTTCTTGACCGACATCTTTGGCGGTTTTGGTTCTGGTCTGGTTGCCGGAGCGAGCGTTGGTGGTCTGGCTCGACTGTATGAAAGCGCGCCAGTTCGCAACATTCTTTTGAAGATCCCGCAGACCCGCGTTGGAAGCCCAGAAGAGGCACAATTGATTAAGCGCTTGGCTGATGCTGTAAGGGCGCAAAAGGGAACAGAGGAGGGCCAGCAATGAACTTATCCAAAGCACCCTTTTTTATGATAAAAGACTTGCAGAGCAAGGGGACACAATAAATGGCACTTACGCAACTCGCACCTCCGTATCCAGTTTTCACTGATAAAAACGGCGATCCTCTTGATAATGGGTATCTGTATTTCGGTGAGGTCGATAAGAACCCCGAAACAAACCCGATCCAGGTTTATTACGACAGCGCGTTCACACAGCCCGTAGCGCAGCCTATACGCACGTCTAACGGCTATGTCATGCGCAATGGCTCACCAGCCTTAATATACGCTGGCAGTCAGTTCTCTGTAACTGTACGCAACAAGAATAGCGACTTAGTGATCTACAGCCCTGTTGGGTATGGTATCGCTCCTGACGCGATTGCTGGTGTTGTTGTAGTTCAGGATCAGATCGGCGATGGCATCACGACTGCATTTGGCATGGGCGCATCACCAGCAACAGAAAACGCGACAAATGTTTACATTGATGGCGTGTATCAAAGCAAATCAGGTTACAGCATAAGCGGCAGCACTTTGACGTTCTCAGTAGCACCACCTCTTTATTCTGCCATTGAGATTGTCAGCAGCCAAACGGCAATTATTGGCGTAACTGACGCCAATTTGGTTACTTACGACCAAGGTGGCACTGATACAACAGTTAGACTAGCATTAGACTCTTTATTTTCTGCAACTGTTAATAAGAAAGAGTATGATACAGTTGCTCTGCTACTCGCAGACACAACAGACGGAACGTTTTTTAATACAGGTGATTACGTCACTGTTGTTGAGGGTGGCTTTGTGTACAAAGTTGTAGCCTCTGGTGGCGACCTCACAAACTCTGGCGGTGTCCAGTTTGAATTGCAGCCAAGCAGCTTTGTGTCACCTGATATGTTTGGTGCTGCTCGAACTGACCGTACTCTATTCCAGACTGTGTTAGATTACAGTGCTCTAAACAAACTACCACTTGTTCTTGGTAACGGCATCACAATGGACGGCGATATCATTTTTGATAGTGGTGCAGACATTCGTGATGGCCGAATTGATTTCAACTACTGGTCTTCGACAGGCTCCCTTGGTAAATCCGTTGACCCTAACTCAAGTTCTGCTGGCTCAATAAAGAAAGACATGCGTTTCAGCAATATTACTTTTGATGGCACTGATTACCCAGGCCTCGTTCAGTTTACTTTACCAGCAGGTAGCACTACAACGTCTGTTGTCCTACCTGCAACGGCCTCTAGTGTCGATGACTTCTACACTGGTCGTATCATTCAGTTTGCTACTGGAGCTGCGGAAAAAGAGTTTTCGTTCACAGGCTCTTATGTAGGTGCGACACGTACATTGACCCTCAACAACGCACTATCAGCAGCACCCCAAGCTGGCGACATCGCACTTTACGGCTGGAACGACAATCTACTTTCTTTGATTGCTGGTGTTAGTCATGTAGTGGTTGATGGCTGCACCTTTCAGAACCTAGACGGATTTGAAATGGTGTCATCTGCTGGCGGTGGTAAAGGCTTTGCATTTGATACTGGCATTACAAATGGCATTGTCAGCGACAGCACGTTTAAAAATTTGCCAGTAGGCCTATGGACGCAGGGACGTGACGGGACATTCGGCAACGGCGAGAAAGAACGTGCAGTCGGTGTGCAGTTTGTAAACAATTACTTTGATAACGTAGGTGCACCAGTTATCATTGCAGGACTAAACGGTGCTGCTGCCCCAGATGGAAATGCTGATGATGCTATGACGATTGTTGATGGTGTTACCTACGAGAACTGTGGACACAACACACGGCGTCTTGTTGGCAGTGACCAACAAAAGTCTGGTGTCCTTAACTTCCTTGAGGCAGCTAACTGTACTGTAACAAACGTCCGTGGCCGCAACGATATTTCATACCCAAATACCACTCCAGGCTATCCCACTGATTTTCCATCCCGTGTGGGTTATGGCCTCACTGGCAATGTAGGTGCAATGATCTGGGGCCAGATGCGTCACGTTCGTATCTCTAACTTTAGCCACCACGGTAATGTTGATGATATTATTGTTATGTCACGGTGTCGTGCACTAGGCGACGATGCGGCAGGTCAAGGTGGTATCATCCGAAACTGCTACGGCCTATACTTTCAGGGCATTGAGCATCACGGCACAGCAAACCATGTTATTCGTCTCGATGATAACGCATCACTGCGTATGGCGTCTAACGAACTTTCTGGAACTATGCAGGTTGTTGTAGGTGCACTCACTGTTGGCATCTGTGGTGCTGGTATGGAGGAATTTACAAGGCTGACGTTGGATGTACAGGAACGATCCAGTGGTAAAAGGGTCATTGGTACTCCAAAACAGATCATGGCGGCAGGCAATACATTTGCATCATTTAGTACGCAGCTAACAGACTTACGTGGCTCGTTTGAAATCACACTAGCAACCAACACTGCTGTTGCAATCCCTGCACCTAGAGACGTAGGCATGTTGTCTATCGGTAATGGTGTATCTGCTTCACCAGCATCAAATATCGGTGGGTTGTTTCACTATAGAATGCACGTAAATGCTGAGTGTGATTTTATCGGTGGGGGCACCAGCCTAGTTGCTGCAACTGGTGTACAGGTTTCTGATGCAACAGGTACAGCAGACAGGATAACAGTCAGCCCGCACACAGATGGCAACGTGTACATTAAGAACAGGTTTGCAGGCTCACGTACTCTGTCACTTAGGTTCCTGTAATGCACAACAAACAAAGAGGAGCATAAAATGACCATCAAACAACACGGCGGCATCTTTGGTCGCAACCCCACGTTTAATACTTTAGATGCAACAACAGTTACTGCATCTGGAAATATAACTTCTTCTGATGGCAACATTGTCATTGGCGCATCAGGCAACGGCATCGACTTCTCTGCCACCTCTGGCACTGGCACAAGTGAACTGTTCGATGACTATGAGGAAGGAACGTGGACGCCTGTTATTTCAGATGGGACTAACAACGCAACATCAGATGTTTTGGTTGGGA